TCTTCATTTTGGGGAAGCATAGAGAGTTAGTCGGGCCAGGGGCCGAGGCCACAGGAGCCGTAACAAACGTAGATTGTGCGAGTGAGAGCTGTGTCGATTGGGACGTAAGGATTAGCGCCTGCACGTGGAGGACAAAAAGTAGAATCGAGGGACCCGATGCAGGGGCCGACGCCTCCACCATCCGTCGCGATGTGACCGAAAAAATTAATATTAAAGAGGCCGTCGACATAAGAGCATCCAGTGCACAGCGCAAGATTGTGATAGTCGAACGTGCCCCACGGCGGCGAAACCAGTGGACAGGTATAAATCGTTCCACTCGTGCAATCACCCGAAGGGAAGAGTCCTGAGCCGTATCCGATACCGTTGAGGAATCCCGTGAGTCCGAGACAGATCGGATTGCCGTTTCCGTCGGCCGTCTGATTCGTTGCGCAGCCGACCGTTGCCGGGACGCAGTTGCCGCCGCCGTTCACGCCTGCCGTGCTCGGACAGAATGGGCTTCCCGCGCCGCCCGCGCCAAACACCGCCGAATAGAGTGCTGCCCTGGCTGTCGTCGGCAAAACGAAAACGTCATGGTGGATCTGGTTACTCTGTTGATCCCACATCTTGTATGCGCCCTTGTTGGCTTCGAGGCCAGAGCATGCGCCCGAACTGCAATAGATCCCGTTGCCGTTCGTCCCGAAGTACATGATCGAATTGATGAGCGCGTTATTAAGCATCTGCGGGGTGTAGCCATGTGAGCCGCCGATGTGCGCGATCCCGCCGGTGTAGAGCGCGAAATGGTTGACGATGAAATTCTTCTGAAAGCCGCTCGCGTTGTTAGCCTGGCAGTTGACTGCTGTCCCGGACGCTCCCGACGGGGCAGGGAAGCTCACCGTCAGAGTTGCGGGATTCGTGGTGTTGCTGGCATAGACGTTCTGTCCGGACGGAGGGGGAACGCCGCCCGGCGGGACGTTGAAACTTCCGGGCGTGCAGTTTGTGACGTAGGCAATATCTCCCGGCGAAATGTCGAGCAGGTTGAAGGCGACTGATTGAATCGAGAGATTTGCGGGGCCACATCCTGTGCTCCCATTCCCTTCTCCGCCGCAGGCAATGTCGTTACTGTAAGGCGAGTTCCCCGCCGCGACCGAAGTTCGACCGAAGGCCGGACACTGCGAGGCGCCCCCAGAGCCGCAATTCGAGCAAGCCGTGCCGATCTGCGCGGAGTTCGAATAAACGCCCGCGTTGCAGGTAGGCGCGTAAAATCCCGCCGCGACGCCCGAGGTCGTACAGACGCCTGCGGACATAGTTCTGCAATCGATTCCCGTTGCAACGATGGCCGCGTAATTGGTATCGGTGCAGATCGCGGGGTACGGACCGCCGCCGGTGCACTGACTGGAGGCTAGTGAAAATTGCGCCGTCCCACCGTTCAAAACATCTTGCCGCCCGATGAAGCAAACCGTCGCGGAATTCGCCGCGCCAGGACAGCTAGGATTTGTCGGGTTATCGAGGACAATGCCGGTCAGTCCTGAAACGTTGTAAGGCGGATTCGGACAGGTTACGCTCTCGACTCCGCCGGAAATGCTCGCGGTGCAGTTCGGGTAAGTGTTGCCCGCGGATCCGTAGAGGATCACATCTCCAAGGTTGGAGCCGCCGAATTGCTGGTTGTCGGTGTTGTAGGCCAGGACGTTCTGAATCAAGTTTCTATTTTCGCCGGCGGAGATCCCGCCCCCGTTGCCCGGTCCGAGCGCGCGCGGAGAGATTGACCAGACACCGCTCGCGTTGCGGACGATTCCATTCGTAAATCGAATGTCGTTCGATTGTGTCAGAGGGACGCCAGTCGGGCCGACGATCGAGCAGACAGTCCCTCCGGAGCAAACCCGCGCATCCATCGCGAAGATTTCGCCCGTCTGTCCGTCCGGCCACATATTCTCCCCGAGAAAACCGTCGATCGTGCAGCGCAGGCAATATTTTTCCTCGAAAGCTTTTTTCATCGCCCACGCGAACGGGCAGATCTGCGCGGATTTCGTTTGGTAAAGTGGCCCCTGTCCGCATCCGTACCCTTGCGAGTTTGGAACTTGCGGGACCGTCGCTTGCGGAGAGTGGCCGGAATTGCCGGTCAGAAATCTGTAGCCGGGATCGCTTCCGGTGCGGAACGATCGAACCTCGACGTCGGTCAAAACGCCATTATTCGGATTGATCGCCGAGCCGCCCGAGAACCAACATTCCGCGGTGCAACGCAAGAGGAACTGCGCCATCTTGTGCGGTCCCTGCATACCGTTTCCGCCGGTATTGATCTGTCCAGGGACGACGCCCGCCGGAACCGGGTTGAGGTTGTCGGCGCCGTGCCCGATCGAGTAGACGTGGCTCTCGTCCTGAAATTCGTGCGTTTTTGTGATGGCAAAATATTCGCTCGCAGTGAAGCCGCCGGATCTCACCGTGACACCCTGGTCAAGTTTTTCTCCACAGCCTGAATCGTAAGGAAGGTTCGAGCCGGTGAGCGTGATCGGGTTGAGCTGTCCGCTTCCGTTTAAGTTTGTTCCCCCTGGATAAGTCGAGTAGTAACTCCAACTCGGGCATTCGTGGTGCCCGTCGGTCGGGTTGACGGGATAGCCGGCGTTGATCCCGATCTGCTCTTGCGAGAGCCCCCAACCGCTATACGGGGCCGGGTCGCCTGGATCCCAACCGTGCCCGAAAAAATGATCCTGGAAGCACGCGATGCAATCGACTGAAATCAGCGTCGGCGAACCGTCGCAGTTCACGGTCGAATAAGCCGCGCACGGGCCGTTGTCGTCCATCTCCTGCACGATCCCCGGAGTGATCGTCACCTCGAAGCCAGAAAGGGAAGTATTGTTTCCCATCTGCTGGATGACCGTCGGCGTCACCGTCCCAGACCAGGCCGCGAGCGCGAAGGTGAACATCGAAGGGAGATCGTTGTAGCAGTTATTTGAATTCGCGCCCGTCGGCGAGACGTTCACGATCGCCGAGTCGAGGATGGAATGAAAACATGGGATCTGATTCGCGAGATTGTTGCAGGGCGTGTCGTTGGTCCCGCCGAAGGTTCCGTTCTTTCCGGATCCGGCGCCCGGCGAACATTGCCCGGTCATGCGGAAAAATCCATTCGCCGCCGGCACTGCGCTCGGAGTAAACACCGCGCCGCTCGTCTGTCCGATCCAGGTATGAGTTCCGTCCGCGGTGCCGTTGACGATCGGGCCGATCTGAATTGGTCCAACTTGCGTGACTCCGGTTGCGCCTGCGACCACGCCATTCACGCAAGGCCGCGGATACACTGGCGGAACATCGACCGCGGGGCCGCCGCTCGACTGGCATCCGTAGAAATATAAATTCGCTTCCGCGAGCGTCGTTTGCTGCTGAATCACTTCGCCAAGCTGAAAATTGCCGCTAGTGACTGATCCCGCGATCGACCAGACGCCGATCGGCGTGTTAGTAGGCGAATGCGGACACACCGGAGTGCTGCCATAAAAAACTGGCTGCCATCCCTGGATCTTCACGGGAGCGTTCCACATGGCGGTGTTCGTCGAGTCGAGAATGCCGCTCGAAAGCAGCGATCCATTCTTGACTTCGACCCAGAGATACCAATTCTGAAGCGCCGCGGTGCTCGTCAACTCCGAAGCCCAATCACATCCGGCCGAGTTCAATCCTGCGAGCGTGGCCGGGTAGTCGTTCGATCCGAAGCCTAATTGCTCATGCACGCAGTGATTCGCCGCGTTGCAGGTTTTCGGCAGGCTGTATGTACAGTTGGTGTCGGTCGGCTGGCACGGGTTTCCCGTCGTGGCATTGACGCCGCCCTGGTGGATCGTGACCCAGTTCTGCGGTTCGACGGCGGTTTGAGGTGTTCCAGTTGCGCCTACCACAATTTCAGTGAAGGCCGCGATCGCGGTTTCCGGTGTCGGCGAACTCGAATCGGTGACGAGAACCGTGTAGGCGTAAGTCGCGTTCGTCGCCGGAAAGCCGGATAAAACTCCCGCGGTGGTCAGGGTTTGCCCGAGCGGAATCGACCCGGATTGAATCGTCCAGGTATAGGGCGCGGTGCCGCCGATCGCGTTGAAGGTGTAAGCGTAGAAGCTTCCGGTGACGAGCGGGGTTGGCGGATTCGGACAGGTGGGATAGTTCGTCGAGTAACTGACGCTGGTTTGCGTGCCTGCGGTTGCGGTGAGAGTTAATGACGTGCTGGAACCGATCGAGGCAATGACATAGTTCACCGAGTTAATGGTGATGACCTGCGTCGGCTGCAGATTATTGAAGTTGTTTCCGCTTACCCAGGTGACTGCTGTCCCGCTGGTCGAGACCACGCCGGAATTCTGCAAAGTCACAGTCGAATCGCAAACGACGAGGCCCGGTGCAGGAGTGTTCTGCGCGGTTTGCTGGAAGCTGGCCGTGACGCACGCGGGCGTGGCTTCGGAATCGCAAGCCTCAATCCCAAACGTTTCTGTGCCGCTTGAATTGGTACAACTCCCCGAAAGCACGCCGCTCGGAGAAAGCGTGAGTCCCGGCTGCAAGGTTCCTGATGGCTGCGACCAGGTGTAAGGCGAGACTCCGCCGGTTGCCGCGAAAGTGAAAGAGTAGGGAATGCCGATGGTGCAATTCGGCAGCGGGGAAGTGCTCGTGATTGCGACCGTCGAAACCGGCGGATTGAGGACGATCCCGCCGTTCATTTTTACGCCGCCGTTCGCGAGAACCCCGGTCGTTTGCCCGACAAGGCTGGTCACATAGGAGAACGCGATCGCGGCGACGACGCCGGGAAGAGGAGTGCTCGACGCCCAGGCCGGAACCGGAGCCGAGCCGTTGACGTTGAGCAGATAGGAATTATTAAAATGCGATCCCGACTGAGTGAATTCGTTCGTCGCCCATACCGAAGGCGTGACGCCGATCGCCGTATTCCCCGAGAACATCTGAAAATAAATGTCGTTTGCGCCGGAGAGGTAGAGGGGCACGCCGGAGTAGCTCGTCGTCGGACTGGAAATCGCGGCCGTGCCGAGACCGTCAACCGAGGCGAGGGTAACGCTCGCGGGATAAGAGAACTCAAAAAATGAGAAGCCCCAAGTGTCGCTCGCGGCCGTCGAGCGCGTCAGTTGAAGGCAGTCCGCGCCGCCGCCACTCGTCAAAGAGTAGCCGACGGCCGCGTTGGTCGCGCCTTGCCAGATCTGGCCGGTCGGCGGGAGTGTGACGGTGTCGATCACGCTTCCCGTGCAGGTGTGAGTGATCGTATTCACGCCGCCGTTGTAGGTCTGCGCGGTAACTAGAGAGCATTGATTCTGCAGCGTCGGCGAGCCGCAATTCCAAAGCAGGGCGAGAGCCTCGTCGGTCGATCCCGTCGAAGTGATCCCCTCGGCGCAAGTTAAATTCGTGGCGCCGCAGGTCGAGCTCGTTGCCGAGTTCGTCTGCTGAATGACGGTCCATCCTGTCCCGAAGGCGGGGATCGCCGCGAGAGCGCAGAAAAGCAGAATACAGAAAAGTTTTTTCACGAAATTAGTTGCGGAAGGTGCACTCGTAATCGACCACATCAGTCGATCCGGAAGTGGTGAAGGTGACGCTGGTTGTTCCGGTGTAAGTGACTTTCACGGCCGCGATCGCCGTTTCGTCGGACCCGTGGCAGCTCGGATGCACGTTATAGGTGCCGGTGAAGGTGTAAGTCGCCGTCCCGCTCGACATGGTTAAATTGCCGTTCAGGTCGGAGTTGCCAGACTGGCCGCTGCCGATCGCTTTGGTTCCAGTCGAAACTCCGAGAGTAGTTTGACCGCTATTCGCGACACTAAAGACCGAGGCCGCCGAGGCATTGGTGACGTTCAAGCACTGCTGTGTCGAGCCAGCCCCCGAGTTGCAACCTGGCGAAATCGGGATGACAGTCGAGGCGGTCGGCGCGATGGTGTTCGCCGCCGTGGTTCCCGGATTCGAGACCAGGGCGTTGGCCGAGGACGCCGACGCTCCGCTCAGTGGCGTGAGCTGGATATAGCAGCCAGGCGAGACGGTGCAGCCGGTTGGAATTGTGCCCGTGCTCGGATTGAGAATCACTTTCCCGACAATCGTCGCGGTTGAAGTGGGATCGGCGTTCCCAAGGTCGGTGACCGCTCCCGCAGTCGAGCCAGAGATTCCGACTGCATCTCCGACGGTGGGGCTCGCAGAATCAAAAAACACCTGCACATTGCCGGCGAACTGGATCGAGGCCTGTCCGCTCGTTCCGCAACCGGAATTCACCACTCCGAGAATCAGGAGCTCGTCGCCGGTTGTATTCGTCGCCTTGCCGAGCGTCGTCGAGCCCGCGGTCTGGTCAACTTTGGCGAGGGAGTTGCAGATCGTCCCGTCTGCGGAGTTCGGGTAGGTGAATACGAGTGAAGATGTCCCCCCGCCGCCGCCCACTGTGAAAATGCCAACCTGTGGATTGATGACCGAGCCGTAGAAAGTCGCCCAAAAAGTGCCCCCGTTTGCCAGGTAAACCGGCCAATTTCCGTAAGGATCGCTCGTCAGGGGGTTGGTTTTTGTCGACGTGACCGTGATGTCGCTATAGAGCGTCACGAGCGACGCCGGAGGCAGGGGGCCGCTATAGGCTCCGGAGGGGTTTCCGGCGCAATAGGCGTAGCCTGGGGCGCTTCCGCAGGGGTTTACGGAGGAAATGGCAACCGAGGCTCCGGCGATCGGCTGGCCCATGCCGTTTGCTACGGGAGGGCCACTGTAGACGACACCTTGGCCGAAAACGAGGGAGGTGCAGAGAAGTGCACAGAAGGCGAAAATACAGGTTGCTTTTTTCATGGGCGGCGTTAGGATGGTTGGCGTCTCTATGAAGCGTGCTTTCTATTGGTTTTTCAGTTCGCGACGGTGGATACGCATCCCTCTCTGGTTAGGGTTGAGTCTGCTTGTTGGTTCGATCTGGGGTGATTTCGCTGGCGGCTGCGTCCTTGTGGCTCCCGGTTTCGCTCTCATGGTGCTCTACGTCTATTACCGACTCCGCCAATTCGTCCGGTTCCTTTCCCGCTCGATCAAGGCTTTGCTTTTTTCGCGGCCGCGAGTGATTTCGTCAGGATCGGCGTCAGGTCGTCCGGTGTTGCTGCCTTAAATTCCATCGCTCCCTTGTTTGCTGTTCGCACTCCCTGTGGGCTGATCTTCGCGAGTTTCACGTTGTTATCGCGGATCGCTTTCCATGCCTGCCCTTTCGAGTCTGCGTTTGCGAAAGCGTCGGCCTGGTCCGGAGTCACTTCACCGTAAACGTGCACTGTCCCGTCTTTCGCGGTGACGTGCAACTCCCGCGCGGCGGGATCGTACTTGAAAGATTTCACCGCCGAAGATTCGACTGTCGTGTGGCCTTCCGGCCCAGAAACTTGCGGTTCTGTTTTGAACTGATCCCGAATCTTTACGCCGGGTTTGATCGTGACCGGCTTGTTGCCGAGCGCTTCGCCGAGTTTCTCCTGAACTTCTGCCGGTGCGATGGCGCGAGGAACTACTGGCGGCGCAACTTGTTCGGGGGCAGGAATGTTTCCCAGGGCCGCCCCTCGCGGCGGGGGAGGGGTATGCCCGCCTTCAGTGAGCGCCCGCGCTTGAGTAACTTCGACTGCCGGCGTTTCGGGCAGCGGGGCACCCGGATAGACCGGTTTCGGAAGTCTGAATGTCTCTCCCGGCACGCGGAGTTTCGGCAGTAGTTCTTTGCCGACTCCGTACCCGATAGCAGCACCGACCGGGCCCGCTTCCGGAATTCCGGTTGCATGACCAATCGCCGCGCCTGCTCCCGAGCCGATCAGGCCAGGGGCACGCTCCAAAACTTTATTGGTTCCTTTCGCTAGCCCGCGAACAACTGGCGGTACAACTTTCGGAATCGCAGTTTCCATTCCTGCCGCGATGAGGGCTTGCGGTGCGCCCTGCCCCGCTGTCTCCTGCGCGACCTTCGCGTAAGTTCCGGCCGGATCGGCCGACTCATTGATGTCGTGAATTGCTGCTGGAATTTGCGCGGCCTGCTCTGGTAGAGCGATCAGGCCTTTTGCGGTGTGAATCGGATGGCGAAATGTATCGTAGAGTCCTACGCCTGCATCCCTGGCGCCGCGCGCGAGACTCTGCACTCCTGAGAGCGTCGCGTTCTTATAGCTGGTCAAGGGAACCTCTTTATCGAGAAAGCCGGGGTCGTCTTTGCTTCCAATCGGCTTCGCCGTGGACATATCGAGAGTCACTCCCGATTGCGGAGCAATCGGCTTCGCCGTGCTCATGTCGAGCGTGACCGGACTAGCGGACACTGGGGACAACTCCTAAGTCCTGCCCTTGCGCGTTGGTGTAGTGCATTTGCTGGTCGCTGCCCATTGCCGTGTGGGTTGCGCCTGCGGGCGGCCCGGACGAGGCGCCGCCGCCTTCTTCCGCAATCATCGGCACTCGCTTTCCGAAATCTTTTCCGCCGTAGCCTTCCACGATGGAGCTTTCATCCTGATAGGTGGCTTTGTAGCGGTCGTGAGCGCTTTTCGCGAGAATGTCCGCGAGTTGCTTGCCTTCGGCCTGTAGCTGTGGCGACATCTTTCCGGTGGTCGCTTTGTCGAACCACGCGTTAAATCTTTCGGACCAGCCGCCGGGAAGGTTCGCCGCTTGCGCTTCAGCCGGGGAGATGCGATGCACTCCGTTCGCTGCATTGATTCCTAAAACTTCCATCGTCGGCGCGAACGAGGTCAGTAGTCCGTTGCCGTCCTTCGAGGCGTCGATTGCGGCCTTGAGTTGACCTACGCTTTTTTGCGTGTCGCGGTACTGGCCTTCAGCCTTGCGGATGCTCACGCGCGCTTCGCGTTCAACTTGGGCTTGTTCCTGTGCGGAGCGTTTGTCGGCTGAAGATTCGCCGGGAACTTTTGTTTGGCCTTCATCCTTCACGTCCGCGCCGGTTTGAGCGTCGACCATGACGGTGTGCGGAACGCCATTAACTACCCGCGTGATCTCTCGTGTGGCAAAACCCTCCGGCTTGATGGGCTTAATTCCTATCGGCGCTTTGTGGTCAGTCGCCCGTACGAGCTGCCCGGAGTTCTCTTCGTGAATCAGGGGTGTGCCGTCGGTATCGGAAAATCCGGGGAATGGGTTCCATTTTTCTTCTTTCGGTTTCGGCTGGCCCGCCGCCGCCGTCTGGGCGTCCGCAAGATTCGCGCGTGCTACCGTTTCCTTGCTCGTTGCTTCCTTTGCCTGTTCTCCTACATCGCCCGCAACTCGTCCTTCGGCTTGATTGACAAGGACGTTGTGATGCAGCGAAGTTCCCGGCACCATCGAGGCGACGCGCGGGAAAAACGATCCGAGTGCTGCATCTCCAATCGTTGCGATAGTTCCGAGAATGGGGTGTTTGTGGCGAAGTTGGTCGACTCCGGAGCCACTCTGCTGTAAACGCTGCAATTCCGCTTCGTCTACGGGTTGCCTTGCTTCTGCCGATCCGGCGAGCACAGGTTTCGGTGTCACTGGCGGCGGAAGGTTCGGCATTCCAGAAGGCGGAGCGCTCACAGGCGGTGGTGGAATTTCCGGAGTGGGCGACGGAAGATTCGGGGCAATCGGTTGCGGACCTATCTTCGGCGTCAGTACCGGCGGCGGGCCTCCAGGGGCAGCGATGGGACCAGGCGCAGGCGGCGCTCCAGTCGGAGGGGTAAGAGGCGGAGCACCGTTCTGAGGCGGCGGCGCGGTGCTGTATTGCCGGATCAGCCGTTGCAATTGCTGGTCGGGAGACTCGTTATCGTAAAGAGGGTCCATAGAAAATCTATCCGCTGTAAGTCGTCCCGCCGCTCGAATAGCCGGCGCCCTTGAGCCCATTCATTAAGCCGGTCATGTTCTGGAACCAACCGGATTGTCCGGCTTGCGTCGCCGCGTTCACGGCTGAGGTTTCGAGGCCGAGAGCGGAGAGAGCGTCTTTCGTGTTCGTCCCGTAGAGGCTGCCTTCTCCCGCGAGTCCGGCTTGCTGCTGGGCCTGCTTGAGCTGCTCGTTTTCGCCCTGGATCCCGACGGCATTTTGCGAGAGTTGACGTTCGCCGCTTCTAACTGCTTCATCTTCGCCGGCCGCGACTCCGCCCGAGTTGCGCGTCCGGGCTGCAGTGAGGCCGATGTCGCCAACCGCGCCGGAAGTCGCCCCGCCAACCGATTGCGAGTTTGCCGTGTTGAGAGCTGCGAGGCCCTTTTTCCCGAATCCTTGCGGGTCGGTCGCTTCCTGCTGGAGTTGGGGCAGAAGTTGCGAGTAGAGGTTCTGAGCGTTCTGGTTGGAATTCCCGAAGACGCCGGAGGCCTGCCCGAAAACGTCATTTGCCTGCGTTGTTTGTCCGCGCGCCATTTAGGTTGTCCTTCTCGGAGCCGTCGATCGCGTGAGTGGCGTCCAGAGCGGCCGCACCCATCCGAAATCGCGCATCAGTCGGCGTCCGAAACTCTTCGTTTTCTCGGGCGGCAGAAAAACATGCGCGTCCTCGAAGCCTTTGCCGTGGAGATCTCGTCGCATACTCTCGTGGAGATCCTGTAAAACCTGAAAACGGCGAAGCGCGGTCGACCATTTAGGATCGGCAAGGAAATAAAGTTCCACCGTCGGCCGCGCCAGCACCGCTTGCTGAATCTCGCCATCGTCGAAGGCCTGCGCCGCGACCAGTGTCCGGAGATCCGGCAAGTCGTAATCGAACCCCTGCAGCTCGAAGAGTTCTTGCAGTCGAGCCGAGTCCGAAGATTCCAACCGTCGAATCACTGCTCTCTCACCGGCAAAACTCCGTAACCGCTTCCGCCGCGTGTGCCGTTCGTCGGTGCCGTCCCGCTCCCGGCAGAGGCGAGCGGATTCGGGCCGGTGATCGAGCCGCCGCCGACAACCGGCGTTGGCGCGCGGAAGGGGCCGAAGTAAGTTTTTCCAGAAGGCTGCGAGGCGCGACCGTTTTGCGAGTATGTCCGCCAGTAGAGGGTTTGGTTGCCGAGATTTGCGCGGTGATTTCGCGCCGGCCCAAGGTGGATCACGATGGGAGCAATGAAGTTCGGCGTCAGCGAATACTCAAGAAAGTAATCGGGAGCGACGCCAACCTGCGAGGGGAGATTGTCTTGGATGGCGACGTCGAAGATCCCGCCGGCCGCTGTCACGTTGAGTTGCGAAGGCGCGTTCGGAGTCGATTGAATTCCTTGCGCCGTCGCGCCGGTTTGCGAGGCAACCGTGTTGAGACTCGTCTGAAAAGCCCTTAACGCTTCGCCGAGAAGCGGGTCGCGCTGGCTGATGATGTCGAGGTGCGGAATCTGGAGGTTGGGCATTTACATTGCTCCTCGGAGCGGGGCCATCGGATCTTTCTTGAGTGTGAGTACGAGATGTTGCAGGTTGAAGCCGTTATCGGTTTCGCCGGGAAGCGGGATCGAGCCGATCTTTAAGGCGATGCGTTCGCCGTTGATCCAGGTGTCCCACTCGAAATCGTGCGTCGGCGTTGTGCTCAAGGGGTACGCCGGCAGAGCAGGGTAGGGGTTCAGTAACGACGCCGAGTAAGGCGTGATTGCGGTTTGTCCTGTGCCTGAGATGAAGGCCGCGAGATAGGTTGCGGTCTTGCGGTGGCAATCGAGTCCGAGTTGCTGCTCCTGGTCGCGGCTCACGAAAAAGTAAGTCGTGTAATAGGGCGTGACCTGGCCGTAGTCCTGATCGGTCAAAAGGTCCGTGGTGAAGGTGTAGGAATTGTTGAAGCCGGAGAGCTGCCCTGGGGTTTGTCCGTTGCCGTCGCCGATCGAGAATTCGTAATCGCCGCCCGGCCGCGCCAGAATCTCGCCGCAGTTTGCGCTCAAATTCCACCGCGTCCACTTGCGGCAGAATTCTTTTGCAATCATGCGGCCGCTGAAAGATTCGCGATAGGGCGCGTTCGATGCGATCGCTTCGGCCGAGTTCAGCTCGCGATAGTCGAGCACAAACATGATATCCGGCGCCGTCGCGGCGCCCGTGGGCACTCCGATATAACAACGCCGGTTCACGGTGTCGTTTTTGAGCCATGCGGTCGCGAAGGCCGCTTTATTGATCGAATCCCATCCCGGCATGCCGTTCTGTGTCGGGCTCTGGATCTCCTGAGAGATCTTCGTCTCCGCGCCGCCGGCAAAAATGTAGAGGCCGCCAAGCGAGAGTTTGAATTCCCATTGCTCGCCGCTTTCGCCGCTGCCTGCTTTGCCTGGATCCGTGCCGTGGACCGAAACTGATCCGACCGCTTGCGCAACTTCTTCCACGTCCCACGAAGACGGTTCACCGAAACCGTTGTCGGAAGTTCTGTGTTTCCCGTCGGCGGTGTTGAAGTACATCAAATTCCGCAACACGAAACAGTTCTTGATCTGCGAGCTGTCGTCGGTCGCGCCGAGGATCCCGGTCTCGCCGTCGAATTGCTCCGGGGCGTTGACGTAGCTCACACTGAATTGGTCGTCGAGGTAGGGCTCCAGGGTTGGGATCACCGAGCACTCGTCGACCAGAGCCGAAATCTCGGACACGGATCCGGTTTCATAAAATGCAAGCTGTAAATCGGACGGGATCACTGCGGGTGTTATGCCGCTAAAGGTTGCTTCCGCAAAGCCGCCGGTCGCGGGCATGGAAGCTAAAGCAATCGTCGCCGTGACACTGAAGCCGGTAGAAACACTGCTCAGAACGGCAACAATCGATCCCGCCGCAAGAGCAATCGAGGGCTTGAGCCAGCATCGGAAATCGTAAAGAGTGTTCGGTTCGGTGATGGCGATTCCGAGGCTGTCCTGGTAGGCGGATTGAAAGAGGTATCCGTTTTTCGCGTTGATTACGCCATTATCGGTAATCTTCCAGGCCATGCCCGACGCCCAAGCGCCGCCATTCACGAGAGTTCCGAGGGTCCCGGTCGCCCCGACGTAGGGACCGAGCCCCCATCCGAGCGGCGTGCCGAGCACTCCGGAGAGATAGCCGCCTTCAAATCCCATGCTCAAAAAGTTTGTGATCCGGTTGCGCTCGCCCCAGGCAAAGAGACGGGAAGCGAACGGGAACATCCCGAGCACTTCGCCAAGCACTGCCTGCGCGAAATAGTTCCGGCCCTGGATGTCGACCGCGGTCGAGGCGAACAGGGAATTATCCGAAAAGTCGATCGTCGTCGACGTGGTCACGTTGTCCGGGACGACGGTCGCAAAAACGGTGTACGAAGGGGCTCCGTATTGGCCGGGAATGTTGGTCGTCGTCGGGATATAGAAAAAGTTGTCGCCTTCGGCGCCGGTCAATTCGAGGATGCGAGCGACGACGTTCGACGGCCCGAGCGGAAGGTTCTCGAAAACGGTGCGCACACTTCCGCCCGAGTTCCAGGCGTAGACCGGCGACGGCTTCGAGATGAACCCTTGCCGCGTGAGCCACGAACAAGCAACCTGATGCGTACCGGCGGCCGAACTCCCGCCGATCGAGACCGTGCCGCCGCCGCTTGTGTCAGTGCCGGAATTCGCGAACCAATCTCCTACGTCAGTTTGAGGGACTGCACAGAGGAAAGTCGTCGCGTTCGTGACCGAGACGCAGCGAAAAGTCGCGTTGTAGCTCGGGTTTGAAGTCGACGATCCGCTGATGACTGCATTCAGGCCTGCACTGAAAGCATTGTTCGCCGTCGTCACGACTTGGATCGTGGGGAAGAAAACCTGATAGCCGCCGCCGGTGAAATTCGGGAGAGCTCCAGGGATCGTTGCCGCGCCGACCTGGATCGTCGTGCCGGCGACGGCGAGAACCGCGAGCTGCATATAGTTGTTCGGGTTCGTGAGTGAGGTGTTCGGCAGTGTCGCGACAAAGACCATGTCGCCGACGTTGACATTTGCCGGGATCGTCGCGAGGTTGAGGGTGTAAACAGTGCCGTTCAGCGTGCCCGAGCTGATGACGTTCGCACCTTTGAAGAAAACGCAGCTATAGGATCCAGAGGCGGAAGCGAGGCCGCTTTGTGCGATAACGTATTGAACGACGTTTCCGGCGATGTGAGTGATCGTGAAGCCGCCGGAATATTGCCATCCCGTCGTTGGATACTGCGGGCCGAAGACGACGACGAAATCGCCGACGGCGGCGCCGCCCGGCACCGCGCCGCAAGTCATTGAAACGGTGTTGGCGCTTTCGGTGAATCCGCTCACCGTTTCGTAAGTCTGCCCGGCAAGCGAAATGCCGGGCACGCCGATCGCCGCGATGGGGTAGCTGCTCTGCTCGTCGGCTGCGATCGGGCCTTGCCCTGGCCCGTCCATCGTCACGCGATCGAGGTAGGTGCCGTCATATTGCAGAGGGACGTGCGAGCCGTGGAAACCATCGGAGCCCGCGATGTATTCACGGCCGAAAGCGGTGCACGACTGCGCCTGCACGATCGACGCCGGCAACGCTTGAATGAGCGTTTTTACGCCGGGATTGTTGCCGACGTCCTCTTGCCAGAGATTATTTGCCGAATCGATGAACAGATTTAGAGGATCTGCGTTCGGTTGAACGAAGGTCTTCTGGTAGACGGTCGAGGGATTGAAGCCGGGTGGCGTGACGGGGAAAAGGCGAGACGCACAGGGGCGATTCTGCACACTTCCAAGCAGAAAAGTTACGTCCTGATTGTCCGGGGAATCGCCTTCCGCGAGAACTGGCGGTGCGATCTCCGTGACCTGGCCTCCGAAGAGGCTCAGAGGGACACTGGTCCCCTGTGCGTCGCCCGGCATCGACTAGGCTCTGACGAAGGTGGCTTCGAAGACGAGCGGGGAAAGCGAGAGACTCGCGTAAGTGGGGTTGCCGGTTTTCTCGGTGTTCGGAGCGTTCGCGCCGCCGCCGTACATCAAAACCATTTTCCCGTTGGCAAGCGAGGTGCCCTGACAGAAAACGTAGCTGTATCCGGAAGGGGTCGCGCCGGCCAATGGCTGTTCCAGGATGTAGACGCGCAGCGGAGCGTAACTCGATTTGATGAAATCGAGCGAGGCAAAGGAAAGCGTGTCGCCGAAGTTGCCGGCCGCGGGATAACTGCCTGAAGGCGTCAGCGTTCCGAAGATCGTAGTCAGTCGATCGGACTGATCGATGCCGTCAAAAGCGGAGTTTCCGGCGATGGCAGACGCGAGCGCGCCCCGCTGGTCGCTCGTAGGCCCGTAAAAATCGGCCAGGATGCGGCGGAAGCCCTTAATGAGTCCGACGCGACGAAGATAGAGACCGAGCGGCTCTTTCATGATTCGAGTAATTCTAGGTTCCAACATGGGTGAGTCTCCTTGGAAAATCAGAATTTCGTTACATGCGCCCAAAACCGCGATGCAGGCCGTGTGAATAACCTTTGCGGCGAAGGTTGCCGTGTGTTTTTGTCATCGCGTCTGAGCGCAGCATCTCGTTGACGAAGTTGTCGGCCATGCTCTTGATCTCCGCGAGCAGAGCGGAGCCGCGGGCTAGGGCGTAGGCATAGAGAACGTAAGCCGCGAGCGCGTTCTCGCATCGCAGAAGCGGCACCTGGCTCGGTTCAGGCGTGAGCACAAGTTCGGGAAGGAACGGAACGTAGCGCAGTTGCAGATCGTTGACCTGGGTTGCGCCGCGGAAAACTAATTGCTCCTGTTCGTAAAGCCAACTGTGCAGCCAGATCGATTGCGGACGTGAGATCAATCCGTTCCTGGCTAAAGACATCGGCTGCCAGATTTGAGTTGTGAGCGTCTGCCGTTCCCAGAGTTTCAGTGGCCAGTTGAAATCGGCCGGGAGGACCGGAGTCGCGTGATTCTCGACGCCGTCATATGTGCCGGTGTAGCTGATCTCAAGCTGCATTCCGGGATCGAGCTGTCCGATCACCGGCACGCCGATAATCTGCACCGTCTTTTTGAAAGTCGCATACCCGGCGTTCGCGAGCCGTCTTTGTAATGCGCGATAGCCGGAATTGAGAAAGACGGTGACGTAAGACTGCGAGTCGGCAAGCAGGCTGCCCGCGAGCGTCTGGATCGCATCGTTGCCGAGCGAGCGCGCGATGTTCAGCACGTAATCGGCGGAATCGTAAGGTGTGGTCCCGAGGGGCATCTAGGTTAAAATCTTGCTCATGGATCGGCGGAAATTCTTAGGCATGATGGTCGGAGGTGTGGCGGCTGCTGCGGCTGTCAGAACCTTTCCGTTCCGTGTGTTCAGTTTTCCGAAAGAGATCAAAACTTATAACCAGGGCCTTGATCTCTTCGGAGCATCGTCGATCGGCTCGAACCGGCCGATGCGTGTGCCCGGTCGACTGTTTGCCGTCTCCGGCAATGAAAAGTTGGAGGTCGGTCAACTCGTGTCGATCTATGACGCCGATGGTTCTCTCGCGGTCGAGGTCTTGAGGATCACTAAAATCGAAGGCCGCTCGATCCACTTCGATCGCGTGGAGTAAGGAGCGCTCCAGATGTACGATCCCGGGGCCGCTTTTTACAATCTGCGCCGCAAAATTCCAATCATTTCGGTGCCGACACCGGAAGAGTTCCGCCGCGGCTTTCCTGACGGCTAGGCTTTATTCTTCGGCCGGTCTTCCGCCTTCTTGATCCCGAGTGCGATCGCCTTGTCCCAATCGAGCACCGAACCGCAGGTGTGAACCACCACTCCGGGCTTGATGTTCTCCTGGCATCCGGGGCAGGCAATCAACGTCATCCCCTTAACCGGATCACTCCAGCCGCGCGTTTGTCCGCGGCGGAGCAACGCCTCGCGGTGCATTTTCGAGATGTTCTTTTGACCTTCTTGCCCTTGCGCGGCGAAGTCGTCACCCTCCGCGATCAGCGCCATATCGGTCTGCTCGAAGAGTGCGTTTGCGGTCGCGATTTCCTTCCGCGTCGGCTTTACGCCGAGCTTGCCTTTCTTAACCCAGTCGGGCAGGTGCATTTTGATGGCTTTCCCGTTGCGGCCGGTCGCGACCCGGACCTCGGCGTTTTTCGCCGGATCGAAAGTGTCTTCGGCAGCGATGAAGATGCCCCAATTCAAAAGGCAATTCGCTTTATTCTTGAACGGGCCGAGTCCGAGCAGGTCGATCACACAGACACGCCCCGACTCGTGCCGCATCTCAACCGTCTTCATCTCGACGCAGACGCCGGTGAAGACGAGGCCTTCGACGATCAAGGGCTCCGAGTATTCTTTGCCTTTTTCGCAGGCGGGAATGAGCAGGCGCCCAAACGAGGGATGTTCGATGATCTTCTCGTAAGGCGAGACGTTGAAGACGTGGATCAGGTTGCGCTGGGCAAACTCGATCGACTCTTCCGGGATGAACTGAAGTTCTTTTTCGTTGCGCGCGACCAGTTCTTCGGTGCGTGAGTCGCCGCGTGTGGCAGTGATGGATTCTGGCATGTTACTTTCCTCCTGTTTTTCTCTTGATCTGCTGCATACTGACGCCGCGTTTCGGCAGCGCGTCACGGTCAAACGGTGCTTCAGATTCTGGGTTGTCGCCGCGATATTTGCGGACGGCTTCGCGGATCGCCATCGGGGTATGAAGTCCCGCCGTGTCGCCGGTTGGCTTCGAGGGATTTCCCGCCGTCATGCTGTCGCCGAAAGCGGTGTTCGCATCTTTCAGTCCGTCTTCGACCTTGCGCTCCCAATCTTTTCTCTGCTGTTCGTGGTGGAGCATGATTCCGGCTTTGATCTGCGCGAACGTGAGTTTCTTCGTCTGCTCCAAAAGCGGGACAATCAATTCCAGGTTCGGCGGGGAATCGTTCGGGAAGGAGTAGCAGTGGTCGTACCAGCCTTCGTGGGGGTACGGTCCCATGGTGTAGACGATGATGCCGTGCTGCACGAGAAATTCATCGACGTTCGAGCGAGTCCACTCGCTCTTACTGCCCGCGAACTCTTCAGGCGAGAGCCACTTTTCTAAAACCCATTCCGATTTCGAGCCGTAGTACGGAGCCCAGCGGTATTCGACCTTACTGTCGGGCCAGCATCCCCCGAGCCTGTAGGTGTGGGACTCGGACCAGATGACGCGATAGAGGGGCTTGCCGTGAGGATTCTTGCCCCAAGTGTTCGGGACGCCCGGCCAGAACCGCAGTTTCGCCGGTTCGCCGACGGTCGGAACCTTAGTAGTTAATGGGAGAGTTAGGACGCTCATAATTACGAATTACGAAATTTCGAATTTGTGAAAATTTCCGGGGCGGCAGGGGGTCATGGGGTAGGAGTCCAATTTCCGCCGCCCCGGAGTCCGAACGGATTCACTCCGTCACTGGTTAGTGACCGAAGTAGCCCGCCGGAATTGCAATGTTCGAGCCATACACGCCCGCATGCACGTTCTCATCTCCGAGGTTCACACCCGACCAGAGATAGAAAATCGTGGACGAAGCGATGCCGCCCGAAGCGCCGTATGCGGAGAAGGTCGTCTGGCCGCCGACTTCGTAGAAGTCGATCGGCTGATTCTCCACCCGGAACAGGTGCTTCAACGGCAGGCCGTCGATCCGGCCCGGTGTGGCGTGCATCGAACCTTTTCCGCCGCCGACAATCGGCCTTCCGGCCAACGTCTTCGGAGGGGATTTCTTCAGCATGTCGATGCCGTTCCCGCCGTTGAGCTGGTTCTGGATCACGGTCGAGACGAGGAGCCCTGCGTTTTCCCAGGCCGCTACCATGTCCACGTTCATGTTCCAGGTCAGATCGACTTTGTCCGGCTGATCGATGCCCATCGCGATCTGCATCTGCGCCAGCATCAACCGGGCTTTCGCCGGGGTGAGGGCTTGCGAGTTGAAGTTCACAAAGGGAGTCGTCAGTTTTCCCGGATAGGCCGGGCGGCCGAGGCCGCCGACGTTGCCGGTGTTCGAGTTGACCTGGTAATACTTAATCCCCAGGAAACCCGTTCCGGCGACGCCCGCCGAACCGTTGACGAGAATCAGCGTGCCCGCACCCGTCGCTCCCGGAGGCGCGGCGGTGAGGTTGAGCTGGTTATTGAGGTTATCGACCGACTGCACGGTCACGGTCCCGAGGAAGTTGCCGGAAAGCGCGTTCCACAGGTCGTAATCGTTGTTGTCGCGGAACATGGTCGCGTTGTTCACCGTGAGCTGCGCCCCCGAGACCGAAACCACAGAGTCCAGGGTGTTCGAGCCGTCGGTGTTCAAAAGCGCTTCCATGAACACGTTGAACTCGGCCAGCGCCTCTTTGTTGGTGCGGGTGCCGTAGTTCTCGATCGCCTTTTTGTCGTTGTTGGTGGTGATCTCCGTCAGCTTCGAATATTGCCAGCAGGAGAACGGATACACGGGCACGAGGGTGTAGTAATCCGTCGTGAAGGACGAGCCTTGGCCCATGTCCGCGCCGTCGAAGGTGCCAAACCGATGCTTGCCGCCGCTCAGTAAATACTGAGGCACGCGGGTCGGACGGTAAGACACCACTTCGATGTCGTCGCGCGGCTTGATTTCCGCCCAGAGGGTGTCGTCCATCGGGAAGAGGCGGGGCAGTTCCGGCCGCACCTGTTCGCGCTGGAGCGCCAACGTCTGAGTGACGCTTGCTACGCTCATAGAAATAGTTCCTTGTGTGGGCTCGCGGCTGCCGTTTTATCCCGGTGGGATGGCTGCTTCGGCGGTGCAGTGTGGTTGAGCTACGCGGCGGTAGTTACTCGACTTCGTTTTGCTCCCTGTTTTCTCGGGTGTCAGTTTCCCGTGAGCAGAACTAGGTCGGAATCTGGTTTCCCCAATAGACTTTCTTGCCGTCTTTGAGAATGGCCTGCTGTTTGGCGATCATGCCAAAATCGGATTGGGTGCGGTCGATCTCGTGGGGCTTCGGCCCGGCGGCGACTTTCGTCCAGCCTTTTTGCGGCTGTGCGGCTGCTCCGGGTTTCACGGTTCCGGCGACTGGTGCTTTCTTCGCCGGAGTTGCACCGCGGAAAAAGAGCTTCACTGCTCTTTCGACCGGACCCATCTTCGCAGGCTGGCCGTTGCGTCCCGGTTGCGAGCGGAGCACGGTCTCGAGTTTCTGTCGCATGTAGGCGACGAGACCAGCCGTGTCCTTCGCTTCGGAGTAGGCGGCGAACGTCTTAATGAAATCAGGGTCCGCGGCGAATTCCTTGTCCATGTAAACCGAGATCTGACGGTCGAGCGCTTCAAAAGTTTCGTCGTCGAGTTCGGCGCCCTTGGGCAAATATTGCGTCGCTTCCTTGCGGATCAGGGACGCGCGGAAGGGGTTGATCTGGCCTGCGGTTTCGTTCGCCCAGATCTTTGATTCGCGATCGTCGAGTGATTTATTGCGGTCGTCGACTTTGGGGTCTTTCTGTGGAGCGACTGGCGCTTTCTGTGCCGTGTCGTCAACGGCCGCCATCCAGTCGGTGACTTCTTTCAGGAGAGCGGTTGCCCCGTCTTTGTCTCCGGCGGAGATCAGCCGGTTCAGGAATCCGAGGTTCTGCTTCACGCCCGACTGCACGAGCGTGTTGCGGAGAACCTGCGCCATGTAGTGCTGATAGTGTTCGGGGTTCGTGCTCGCGAGCTTGTTCATCGCGACGGGCACGAGTTTCGCCGTCGCTTCCGGGTTCATGTCGAACCAGGTATCGATCACTTTCGGATCGGCTTTATTCCAGGCTTCGTCGATCCCGCGCCACTCTGCGATTTCCGTTTTGACGGCTGCCACGTCGGGGAAATCTTTTTTAAAGGTCGCGACTTCCGTCTTAAGGGTTTTCAGCTCTGCGAGGCCGCCGGGCAGTTCCTTTTTGAATTCCCGGTTCTCGAAGAGTCGATCCTTCATCCAGGCGTGGGCTTTCGGGTCGGTAGCTTTGAGGGCGTCGAGGGTTTCCCGGACTTTGGGCGGCATGGTGCGGCCGTCGAGTTGCGCGTCCGCTTGCGGCTTTCCGTCAATACCCGGTTTGTCAGCACCAGGCTCATCGGCGGATTGGTTATCGCTACCACTAGAATCTTCCCCAGCGTCCGCGCCAGGATCTCCATTGGCCGCGCCATCGTCTGCGCCGGGGTCTCCTGCATCGTTTCCTCCTGCAGCGATCGGATCAGCAACCGCTCCGGCCGCGAAGAACATCGTACCTGCGAACATCAGGTAGCTGAAAATCGAGAAAAAGAATTTGTGTGTCATAAGTCTCCTATTGCAGCGTCGGCGCTGCGGGTGCGGGCGAATTCATCGGACCTGGTGTCGGGATCGGTGGAGCGACGTGTACGCCCTTTTTCGGCGGCATCGGTGGAATCGCGCCCGGCGGCGGAGCCTGCGCGGCCTTCGCCGCCTTATGCTCCATGCCGTGCAGCTTCACGTTCAAAATCCCCCACTTGTTGCTTTTCGCCTCTTCGATCCCATCGGAAGACGAAAGGAACTGCTCGATCTTTGCGATTTCGTAGTTGTGGCGATCCCACATCGGATCGACGGGAATCGAGGACTGATACATCTGCATGGCATTCGGCGGCGGAGTCTTTGGCACTGGAATCCCCGTGCCCTCTGCTTGCTCGGCGACGGCGCCCTCGATCGCCTGGTCGGCCGCGTAGGCCTTGATCGCATCGACGTTCGGCGTCGGCCGCGATTTCAAGAGCAGCTCGATCTCCATCATTTGCTTGTCGCCCGACTCGGCGCCGGGAATGACCCAATCGTGCACGCCCAAGAGTTCCCGCTGAATTTCCAGGTTCTCCGGTTCGAGCACTCCATAGGCTTCGGTTGCCTCCGGGTTGGTCAAGGCTTGGGTCACGATCGACGAAACGGTCTGCCGCTTCGAGCCGGTTGTTTCCGGGAACGAGGAATCGAGATCCGGGTAGGTGTGGAAGTTGCCTTTTTGTAGATCGGCGACCGCGATCGTCGCGACCATCGACTTCCCGCGCTTGGCCGGGATCTTGACGTGAATCTTTTCGTCGGTATCTTTCGCCGAGGCCGCGGCGCGACACAAAGCGCCCTGCCGGTAAGCCGTAGCGAAGAGTTCCTGTACTCCGCCCCAGCAAATCGAAAACTGCCCCATCGCCTGATCGCGCATCATGGCGATGCCGCCCTTGGTTGTGTTGTCGGCGTCCGATCCACCGAACAGGGCCGGTTGCGCTCCGGTCATAAACTGGCCGAGGGCGCCCATCAGGTTCTCGTAGGCTTGCTGGATCTGAATCGGACAGCCAGGCGCGGGCTCGACATAGAAAGCGTCGGCAATAGTTCCGAGGCCGCCAGGCAGAACGACTTCGACGTGGTTGCCGGGCTCCGCGGTTTGGTCGCGCATCGCCTCGCCGTCGAACAACTCCTTGAGTTGGTAAACAGTCGGGATGCCGAAGTCGGCATACTCTTTTTCTAGGTTCCGGTAGTCGTTGAAAGCGTCCTGCACAGGAACGAAGTCGTGCATCATCGAAGGCTTCGAGGCGCCGTCGCCAGGACCAGGCCAGCCAACCGAGAGATGGTCGTCCATCGCCTGATCGCAGGATCCGCAGTAGGCATCGCCGACGACCACCACTTTCATTCCTGAGGGGTAAAGTTCGCGGAGTCGTTTTTCGATGTCGGCCGGCGCGTGACGGAAAGCCGCGGGCCGCATCCACACTCGTTTCCGGGTGACGAGATGCGCGAAAGCGTCGCCGGCATTGTTTAGTGCTCGCGTTCCCTGGAGCACGCCGATCCGCGCCATGCGCCGATAACTGCTTTCGCCGGCGCCGGAGTTGCCCTGGCGGATATTAGCCGCATATTTCGGGTACGTCTCTTTCGCGAGATTCAGGGCGAGCTCGTCGTCGATCGGGAAGTAGATCCACTCTTCCATTTTGTCGGTGGTGATCGGTGTCGGCTTGGTTTCGAGCGTGCCGTGCGCCGACATCAATTGCACGGTCTTCGGCTGGCCTTTATTTGGGCCGTCGTTCTCAAATCCGAATTTCTGCCCGTCGCGCACGTTGCGGGTGTAGATCACGCAGCGCGTATCGGTGCAGAAAAGGCTCATCGCGTCGGCCTGCAATTTCTTCCGTTTATTCACGCGATCGATCGCGAAGCGGAAGGTCTCGGCGGCGCGCGACGCGGAAATATCGGTCGAAACGGTTGGATCGTCGGGCTCGAAGTCAACGCCGGGCGGATTCTGCACGCCGATCGAGATCAGGGCGCGCATGTAAGGCCAGAAAATGTTATAGACGTCGGTGTATCGCGAAGAATCGCCGTCGGGTGCGCCGTTCGACTCGTCGCCCGCACCGCCATAGGGAGTGAAGATAAAGCCATTCGATTCCAAACAAACGACGTACTGATCGCCGCGGCGATAGAAGCGCTGCCTTCGGGCGTCGATGGTCTCGGTCCGGACGGCATATTTGTCGAGGCCTTCGTAGTGCTTCACCAGGGCAAGAATCGCTTGCTGCAGCGGTTCGTCGTTTTCCGCCGGATCCGTGAGTCCGTAGTCTTCACAGGCGCACTTCGAGCCGTCGTTCTCCTGGATTTCAGGAGTCTCTTGTTCGCCGTTGGTTTCGCCGGTTGCTTCCAGTGAAGTGCCTTGTGCGTTGGCGATGGGAGTGGTACTCATTTAGCGATTGGCGTTGATCTTCATGGCAGTTAAGGCGAGATTGGCTCGTTTGCCGACCTTGCCACCCGCGCCTTTTTCTTTTTCGGCGAAGGCGTGAGTGCTCAGTCCGTGCTTCTGGGCAGACTTGCGAAAAGAGCCTTTGTTTTTGGAGAATGCTTTCTCCATCCAGTGCGGATCGTTAGCCATTTGCCAACCTGTCCGAGAGTTCTGCCGCCGACTCTACGGCTTGGAGTACGGTCCCAGTCGTGTCGTCGAGTTTGATCCCAGTGAAAGGCTTGGAGAGAGGTTGGTCGTCGCAGAAATCAGCGCTTTCTTCGAAGGCGATGATGCGGTCTACACGAACAAACCCGCGCCCGCCGCTGGGACTCGTAAACGCGATGAAGAATTCGTTAGCCATAGGTCAATCTCCATAAAAAAGGGAGTGGGCGAGCCCGGAATTGCGACTCGCCCGTGGGACAGACTAGTTGATGACCTTCACTGTCACGTTCGAGAGCAGGGGCGTGTCGGTGGTGCCCGTGGTTTCGACGTACACGATGTCAATGCGCGCCGGTCCCGCCAGGTTCAGCGAGCCGATGGCCGCAATGCCGATGTTGGTTCCAGCCGTGGGTGCAGTGCCGGCCGCGATCGCCGTCGCTGTTTCCCATCCAAGAGTGGAGCGCAACGACCCGCCGGTTGCCGAAGCCGAGGCCACCGTGGTTTCGATGTCCTGGCAGAAGTTCCAGTTATAGGCGACGTTGGTTTGCGTGGTGGTGATCTTCGGACCGCCGATATAGACCGGAATGCCGGTGGTCACGTTCGAGCCGTCGGCATCCCACCAGAATTGGATGGCCGTGATGGTGTTCGCTCCGCCGGCCGCATCGACGATCTGCCCACAGATTTCGATTTCCCGGCCCACGTAGTTCATAAACTGAGGGGGGATCTGCACGGAGCCGAGGACGAAGGGAACGGTAGAGGCGAGCGCCGCCGAGATGGTGGCGGGTTGGTTCGAGCTTACGACGCCATTCAGTCCCGGATGGGAACCCGGAACGTAACTGTAAACGGTGTGAGCTTCGACGTTTGGGGCGTAATAGGAAGTGGTAGAAACGCCGCCGAGCTGGAACGCTTGCTGTGAAGTTACGACCGGATATACGATCGCAACCGCGCCTGAACCTGTCTGACCGTAGGTAGTGTTGGCGACTGCGCAAGCGGGAAGAATGGTTTCGACGGTGGTCAGAGTGCAGACGCCGTTCGAAACCGGGGCGGCTCCAATCACTGTCGGCTGCGTCACCAGTGGGATGTTGTACTCGTTCTTTGCTGAGCCGCTTTCGAGCCCGACGTAGAGAACATAACCGACAGCTCCCGCCGAAGCTGCCGGGGCGGTGAACTGAATCGCTTTCGCTGAGGTGTCGGTGAAGGAATAGTCAGCCGAGCATGGCCCTTCGTTGCCGGCGAGGTCCACGTATGCGATACAGACGTGAATGGTGCCGCCTGTATAGCAGGAGCCGCTCGGAGTGCAGGACGCACTGGCGCTTGAAAACGCAGTGCTCGAGGTGAGCGTCGTCGGCGCGGCGAGGAAAGTCGTCACCGTCGGCAACAGGTTCCAGTATTGCGTGGCGTTGCCGCGGTAGTCGACAATCCCGACGCTCGGGAAGCCGGTGGCCGCGGTCAGGATCGCGTTCGTTCCCTGAAGTGCGGAGCCGTAGCCGCCCGCCCAGAAGGTGTCGATTACAACCTGACCGCCGCCGGTCGAGAACGCATCATTGATCGCTTCTTGCGACCCAAACGTGCCAGATTGTACGATCTCACCTTGGCCGTGCAGGTTCGAAAACGATGCGGTGATGTTGCAGCTAATGCCTTGAGAACCGCTCAGAATCGAGGCTTCATAGCATCCCGAGACTGCAGTCGGCGTAACCGTTTCCTGGTTCGTGCCGTTGCCGACCAGAATCGGCGCGTTGACGTTGAAGGGCATATCCGTCCGGCCGTCGGGAAGGGTGACGAGTCCCATTTGCAAGGTGATCGTCTGCGAGCCGGTCGCGCTGTTGCCGGATTGCACGCGAGCGGGAGCCATCGCGCCGAAACCGTAAGCGTAGTTCGGAGCATAGAAAACGCCGAGCCCGCGGGAAATATCCGAGGGCGGCGAAGCGGGAAGATACTGGCCGAAAGCGGATCCAGCCAGTAGAGCCAGGGTTGCAATTGCGAGTGTGATGCGTTTCATTGGTTTAGTGCTCCTTGAGGGCTGGAGGCCCGGATAGTAAAAACTGAGTGCCTGAAAAATCTAGTAACCGGATTGCGCGATCTCTGCGCCAGGGCCGTCGCCGGGCTTTGCCTCTTCGCCGGCATCGTTGAATTCATCGTTGACCGGCTCGTGTTCGCAGTTGCCATCGCCTGAGCAGCCGTCCTTGCCGACGTGATCGTTCATGGCGTGGTGGGCTTCGTGGAGTGTGTTGTGGTGGCGCTCCTCGGGTGGCTCGCCGTTGCCCATGTGGTGCAGCGTCTTGAACGGGCCGGGCTCTTTGCCGTGCAGCTCGACGTGGTCGGGGTGGGTTCCGTCTTTCGGTTCTTGCTCGCCGGGATCGGGCTTGTGAATGCCTTTGTCCGGGCGCTGGCCGCCGTCGCCGTGCATCTTCGCGACCTGCGGATTCATGCGGTACTTACTGGCGTCTGCCATGATGTTTTCCTTCTTGCTGCTGAACTGTGCCCCGGAGTGGATACCGGGGCAGGGGCTCGACCGTTGAAGCTAGGCGGAAGTTTTATCGTCCGCGGGTGCTTGTTTGGCGGCGTCGAGGGCTTTGGTGATGTCGGGCTCGGCGGTGCGTTTCTTCTCGCGTTCCTCGTGGAACTTGCGCAGGCCCTCGCCGGGATGATCTTTCTGCCATTCGTCGCGCTCTTTTTCGTCGGCGGCGATCTGTTTTTCGCGTTCTTCTACCGAGATCGAAAGCGCGGGCTTCTTGCCGTGGTTGAGGTGCAAGGTTTCGACAAACGATTTGCGCTGTGCCTCTTCTTTTTCGGCCAGTGCATTCACTATTTCTTTTTCGTCGCTCATTGTGTTGTCCTCAGGACTGGAATTTGGTTCTCAACTCTCCGCTTGATGGCGGTGAAACTTTCGCGGCCTCGGCGGATCGCTCTCGGCCGTTCGTAATCGCAAAAATCGCAGGGCTTATCGCCGACGATCGTTCCTGCCCCGCACTGCGGGCACATTCTCGGGACCTCGGAGAGTGGCACAGCCGGCCCAGGGGATGCGGCTGACGGCTGTGCCACTGGCTGCGGCCTGCGGATCGAGCCGCGCTGTACAGGGAGAGCTTTCACGTATTCGGCGATGCGCCAGACGAGCAGGCAACAAAAGCCGAGCAGGATGCAGGTCATCCCGGCGACTGCAAAGCTAGGAATCAAATTCACCACGGATTGCTTTCATCCAGGGAATGCCATCGAAGCCGGCAAAGAAAAACGCGTCGGCAATCGGATCGTCGTAAAAAGGGGAGAGTCTTGCCCAACTGAAACGCTTCGCTTTCTCGCCCGATTTATAAGCTTGGTTGTTCATCTGCAGACGACGCTGCAGCTTCGCGATCAGCTTTACTTGATCGACCGCGGCCGCTGGAACCGGAGCTTTCGTTTCTTCCCGTTGTTTTGTTTCTTCCATTTGTCTTTCAGTCGCAGGTCAGCCAGGTAGCGGCGCTGCACCATCTCGGAAACCATCGCTTCGTCGGAAACTTCAGCGAGCCGTTGGTCATCGATGCGGTCAAGGTGTGGTTTCAGGGCCAGGGTTCCGCAGACGGCGGATTCTGTCGATCCGGTCGTCATACGCTTGCAGCACTTCTTGCCGCTCCACTTCCCGCGGCTTCCCGGAAGGCGCGAGCATCGATTTCAAGCCGTAGCGCGCCGTGTCCGCGATGTCGTCCGCGACCGAATCGGTCTTGATGATGTCGCCGTCCCGATCGGGATCGGCCACCAACACCGGGAGCGCGTCGAGCAGTTCGTGACACTCGGAGGCAATCAGCCACATTTAGCTCGCTTGTTGCGTGGCACAGAGAGAAGTCTCGCGCATCTGGTTGTACATCAGCCGCCAGCCGCCGATCCGGTCATGGTCGGCCAAGGTTGGCTCCGGCATTCCGTGCTTGCGCATCACTCTTCCGATCTGCAGCTCGACGGTTTGCGCGACGCCCAGCTTCTTTTTGCGCTCCGGGCCGATCGGGCCGATGAAGAAATACTTGATCGTGCGGCGCTCGACGGCGTTGCAGTTCTTGACGATCGCTTCGGCAATCTCGACCTCGCTCTGCTGCTCCATCATCAGCGTCTTGTAGGTGACGACCAGGTCGATCGGTGAAGCTTTCGAGATCAGGCCCGTCGCCTTGCGCAACTCTTCCGCGGAAACTTTCCCGCGCGCATGCCAGAGCACTCCGGTGTGGTGATAGACGCCCCAGTCGAGACTCAACCAGCGAGTCCACCAGGGCTTGACCAGCGCGAGTACCTGGTCCGGAGAGAGCTGCATTTTCTTTTTGTCGAAGACGGCGCCGAAATACTGACCCGCGAAGCGGTCGAACCTGCCTAGTAAATGGCCGATGCGAATGTGTTCCGGCTGCGCGTCGAGATCGCGGCCGTACTGGGTGCGGGTGACGAAATATTGAAAGCGCTTCGCCTCGTCCCAAGAGTCGTAGTCTTCGACAGTCAGTCCGTCCGACATCAGCGCGGGACGCGCCCACTCGACATTGTCCCAGCCGTAGGCCTGGATGAAGGCGAAGTCTTCGGCGCGTTCTTTGCCTTCATAAACCTTGTCGTAGAAAATCCGTTTCAGGAAGGCGACCGAGACGCCGCCGGGATTGTAGAAGAGTCCGAGCTTGCATTTGCCTTCGGGTTGGTTCGGGGCGCGGGCGGCCATCTTGATCTGCCGCAGTTCTTTCTCTGTGAATTGCTCCGCCTGGTCGACGAAGATGTCCATGAATTCCGGCCCCCAGAATTTGCGGGTGACGTCGGCTTCGGTCTCGGCCGCCATAAACGAGATTCGCGAGCCGTTTGGCATATTGATTTCCTTGTTGGCGTAGAAGGGCACGAGATCAGGGAAGGCTTCGAGTATTGGTTGGACGTGGTTTTTCATCACATCGTCCCAGACGCGCCGCACAATGGCCGCTTTCGATCCGGGATAGTCGAGCCGCCGCCGCAAACACACGCGATCAATTCCGCCGCTCTTGGCGCCGCCACGTGAGCCGCCGTAGCCAATCCAGGTTGCAGGGCCTTCAAAGAGATCATCAAGCTCAGATTGTTTTGGCTGGAGAACGATTTGCGCCAAGTTTCACCAGTTCGAAAATGATCTTCCCGCCGGCCATGATCTGCTGTGCCGGCAGGCCGCGGGCGCGCTCGACACACACTTTAAGTGCCCACCGAACCTCTTCGCGTTGCCGGTCACTCAGGGTGGCTAAAACTTTTCCCGCGTGCAGAAATTCCCGCCAGTAAGCCACTTCGTCAATGCTCGCGAGGACGTCGTTCGCGACTTCTTTCGAGGGAACGTACGGGAGCTTCGCTTTCGCTTTCCGGCCGGCGCCTGGCCGGGATCCGCCCGGCCCCTTTTTCTGGGTCGTCATCTAGTAGAGGACGCAGCCGCCGGCGTATGCGTTGACGGTGACGGTTCCGGTTGATTCCGCGCCCGCTTGCACCTGCAAAGTGCCAGCGGTCGCCGCGTTCTCAATGATGACGGTGAAGTGAACCCAGTCGGTGGTCGCCGCGGTCACGATGCCTGTGCCGATCATCCCGAACTGCGTCGGGAAAGCGGCGGCTTGTTGCGCGGCGGCGGTTGCTGTCGCTACGGCGGAGGCGCCGTTTCCGACCCACGTTTCCGTGACCAATGAAGGCAACGCCGGCCCGGTGAGTGCGAAGTTTAGGCCAGCCGTGCTTGCGCTCGCGGTGTAATTGAAATCGCACTGCAGCACATAGTTCGTGTTTCCGGCAATCGGCCAGGACAAACCGACCATGGCTGCCGGGCTGAAGGCCGACGAGAATGTCTGCGTGAATTGAGTCGTGAGGAATTGCTTCGACGGGATCGTGGGCGGGACCGCGGCCCAGGTTGAGCCGCTGTATTGGCAGACGACGACGATCGAGCCGCCGCCCGTGGCGCAGTCGGTCGCCGTCGTTCCGTCGGTGACGGTTGCGATCGTCCCTTTGGTTTTGCCGGGGATCGAACTCAATCCGGAGACGGTCGTAATCGTGACGCCGCCGCCGCCGGATCCGCCGAAGTTGTTTTGGTTGGAAGTCTGCCCGAAAAGCAAAGGAAGGAAAGCCACGACCAGGACGACGGCCGCGAGCAGGATAAAAGCAGAAGCGTTGCGGAGTTTAGCCATTCATTTTAGCCGTGATGCTGCAAGCGTTCGCCGGCTGCGTCGTTACGTATGGCCGGGCGAACTTCGCCTTGACGTGCAACTCGACGCGGGCATAGTAGAGCCCGGCGCCGCCAGTCTGCGTTGCCGTGGTGATCGAGCCACTGGCTTCGGTCTGATAGGCGCCGTTGATGTCGGTGTCGGCGGTTTGCAGGCCAATCGAAAAGACGCCAGGATTCACGGAGAACCACAGCTCCATCGAAATATCGCGTTCGCTGCCGTCCTGCGTTTGTGCCAGGGCGACACGTTCGCCGGGAGTGCCGCTAGGGTAGATATTGGAGGCCTCGGCGTTGATCGAGCTGAAAGAATCGCCAGGGTACAGCGCGGAGGGGAGAGTCAGAGTTCCGTACAGCATAAGGGGTTAGTTCCTCACAGCTTCTCCGCCCGCAAGCATTCGACGATCGTCTCAAACGTCACTTCGTGATGCACGCAGGGGCAGGTGGTGTGATCGCAGAATTTGTGCCGGCCGTGCAGACAGTCGATGCAGATCAGGGCAGCAGAACGCCCCTTTACTCGGGTAGATCGGCGCGCAGCCAGGAAGCGGGGCACGTCTGCGACCTTGAGGCCGGACAATTTCACGGCGACGAAGTGATCTGGATTCAGGATCACTACCTCTGGAGTTATGGTTGCGGTGCTCATTGGGATTGCAGCGGAATCAGCTTCGCGGACGAGGGATAGAACGGTTCAATACGGCGGTGAGTGAGGCCCATCAGGTCGGGAATTCTTGAGGATTCGTAGCGCCAGGTTGAAAACTCGGCCGGCTGCACGCCTAAAAGCAGGCAATAGGCTTTATATCGTTCGTAGCGCTGGAATTCGGTGAATCTCACT